GACCGATAGAAGCCGAAATTTAAACCTCGCAGTCATGCGATAACTGACAAAGAGAGTGATTGATGACAGATCAAGTCCTGAGCATTGATGAAGCTATTGAATCTGGTGACCCGGATTTAATTGAAAAAGCGTTGGAACTGGAAGAATCCAAAGGAGAACAAGGCGTAGTTAGCGAAGAAGAAACTGAAGCAGCGGCGGAAGCAGCGGCGGAAGAATCCTCTGAAGATGACAACGGTTCGCCTGCCGATCCGGAAGATGAGCCAGAAAAGGTACTGATGTCGAAAGACGGTAAGCACCAAATTCCTTATGACGTTTTAGAGCATGAGCGCCAGCAGACCAAGCAACTGCGTGAGCAGCTTGAACGTGAACAGCAAGCGCGAGCTGAGCTGGAATCGAAGCAAGCTCAAAACGACCAATTGCTTGAAGGCGTTAAGGCCAAGCTTGAAAAACAGGGCATGGATGTTGAGACCTTTATTGCTGAGCAGGATGAATTTTCTGATGAGCAATGGGCGGAGATTGAAGAAGACTACGGCCCATTGGCGAAAGCCATGAAAGCTCTTGTGCAAAACCAAAAAAACATGGCGCAGCGAATTGCGTCACAGCCGACCGTGAGCACAGAGTCAGCACAGCCAGTGCAAGAAAACCCCGTAGTTGCAGCAGTTAAAGCAAATGCTGATTTAAATGCCTGGCAGTCAGGTGATTCAGATCGTTGGGCATACGCTCAGCAAGTAGATGCAAAACTGCGACAAGATCCAGCCTGGGCAAATAAATCACTCGAAGAACGCTTTGCTGAAGCAGCGAAGCAGACCAAAAGCGCTTTTGGCGATGATGTATCCATTGAGGATAAGGCCAAAGCAGCAATCGACAAAACCAAACAAACCGCACCGGATTCTCTATCTGACATTGGCTCAGCTCCAACCAAAACCAAAACCACGGTTGAAGCTATGCAGGATATGTCGGCTGAGCAGATTCATGCCCAATTAGATGGCATGAGTCAGGATCAACTGGATTCGGTGTTTGAACACGGCTTTAGTTAATCGAAAGGTAACGAATTATGGGTACTCAAACGACTCATTCCCCAAAGGTGTTTAACGCTGCGTTATTCACTGCAATTGCGAAAGCTCACTCTTTCTCTAACTTACTGACTGGCGAAGCGCCAAAGTCCGTTGAAGGTAAGAGCAAGCAAAAGCAAACCACTCAACACGCTCCAATTGTTCGCATTCAGAACCTGACCAAAGAAGCGGGCGATACGGTTGAAGTGGATATTTTCCACCAACTGCGTTCCAAACCAACCATGGGTGATCGCAAGCTTGAAGGTCGTGGTGAAAGCCTGACCAGCGCAAGCATGGAAATGAAGATCCAACAAGGTCGGCACATGGTAGATGCCGGTGGTCGCATGGCTCAGAAGCGTACTGGCCACAGCCTGCAGAATATCTCTCGCAATCTGCTGGGTGATAACTACTTCCACACTCTGGAAGATCAAATCACTCTGTATCATCTGGCGGGTGCTCGCGGCACGCTGATGGATGCTGATTCTATCGTGCCTCTGGCTGATGATCCGGAATTTGCAGAAATCATGGTGAACGAGCTGATGGCTCCTTCGTATGATCGCCATATGTTTGGTGGTGATGCTACCTCTCTGCAGAATCTGGATGTAACAGATCTGTTCAGCCTGGATAGCGTTGAAAACCTGCGTCTGCGCCTGGATGAAATGTCTGCCATGCGTCTGCCATCGATTAAGTTTGGTGTAGACAAGATGGCCGACGAAAACCCAATGCACGTTCTGTATGTGTCGCCTCGCCAGCTTCACGATATGAAGCAGAGCGCTACTCAGAAAGATCTGAACATGATGATGGCAAATGCCATGAATCGTCAGAAAGGTTTCAGTCACCCAATCTTCTCTGGTGAGTGCTTCATGTGGGAAGGCATTCTGATCAAGAAGATGCCTCGCTACGTTGAGTTTGCGGCTGGCACGACCGTTGATGTTTCTCAGAACAACAATACGGCTTCAGTAACTCAGCAAACCGCTGCTGTTAAAACGCACCGTGCTCTGCTGCTGGGTGGCCAGGCTCTGGCAAATGCCTTCGGTAACGCTGGCAAGGTCGGTGCAGAAGGTCACTTCAGCATGACTGAGGAAGAAGTGGATCACGGCAACAGCAAAGAAATTGCTATTCGCTGGATGAACGGCAAGAAGAAGATCCGCTTCGCCGACAAGAATGGTCGCATGAACGATCATGGTGTGATGGCTCTGGATACAGCTGTATCTGGCTAATCGTTTGGTTAGGCAGCTGCGGCTGCCTTTCTTTTTCCTGAATTTAAGAAAGGTATTTAATCATGGCTATTAAACAAGCCTCTTCACTGCAGCGCGC